AGAAGTTGCAAGCGCATCACATGGACTGCTTTGCAGATTTTCCAGAAAGACGATTGGACGTGGATAACGGTATCACGTTCTGTGTGGACTGCCACAAACAATTCCATCTTCAGTATGGAACAAGACACAATCGCCGGTGGCAGGCCGATGAGTTTGTGCTAGAGGCATTGAGCAAGAGTACGTCAGGAGACGTGCAGCCCATGCCATTAGATGATTTATTCGCAACGTTAGAAGTTGAGCAAGTGACCTGAGGAGGTCGAAGTGACTGATAAAGAAGTTGATGTGAAGCAGGAAGTAATCGACGGTGTTGCAGAGAAGCTCGCGAAAGAGGGCACCTTTGCCACTAGAGATTTCGTACATTCCGAACTGATGGATGCGATGAAGTCCGTTACCCTCACTCCGAACAAGGATGTTGATGGTGAGCTGACCCCGAAGCAGGAAGCAGAGGGCAAGGCTGCATGGTACAAACAGGTTATTGGCTATGGCCGTGAGTGGAACGCGAAGGCTTGGGACAGCACTACGTCTGGCGCTGCCGCTGAACTGATCCCTTCTGTTGTTGCCAATAGTATCATCAAGAAGCTGGATTTCACGCCTTTCCGCAAGTATGCGCTGCATTACCCCTACTCGCCGAAGGGAACCATCAATGTCGAGCTGGTACTTCCCATTGCCTATCGCATGACCACTCGCGGGACGCCCGTTACTGAAGCGGCCCCGACCCTGAACCCCATCAACTACGCCACCTATGGACTGATGGCTTGGATGGGAGTCGATAACAAACTCATCAAAGAAGCCACGCCCAATGTGGTGAACTATATTGAGGATGCGCTTGTCCGCGCAGTTGCTCGCAAGGAAATGACCGAGTGGACGCTTGGCGCCGGTTCTGGCTCGGAGCAAATGACTGGCATGTACAGTACGGCTGATGCCGTCAACATGACTTCCGGCCATGATACGCTGGCTGAAATAGACGCTGCCGACGTCCTCTCGCTCTATTGGGCACTCGAGGCTGGATATAGCGACAATGCGGTTCTCATGGCACCCAATACCGTTCTTGCCAAGATTGCCTCGCTCAATACCACGACTGTCACCTATCTGAATACCGACACGATGAAGTTCCTGGGCAACCATGACGTCCTTCGCATGCCCTCTACTTCATTCGCTGCACCTGGCAATGGAATCGTTGCTGCCTACTTTGGCGACCCCAACTTCTTCTATCTCTTCGAAGACGGTCCGATTGTGGTTGCCACAACTGATCAGGGCAAGACTGCCATGACCGAAGACCGCACGTTCGTGTGTGCCAAGGTCTACACCGATGGTCACTTGATCCTCGGCGAAGCAGTCAAAGCTCTGAAGTATCTGACCTAGTTCTGCGGATTGACGGGGGCAGGAAACTGCCCCCACCGAGGTGTTTATGAAGTACCGCATTACAGATAAGATGCCAGCCAATTCATGGGGTTTCAAGCCGGGGGACGTTGTGGAAATAACGGATCTCGCTTATGCCACCCTATGCATTGCCAAGGGGCGCATGGAGCCGGCTGACATGGAAGAAGCCAAACAGGATACGCAAATCAAGCATGCTCGACATAAATAGGAGGAACTATGGGTACATTGAATCCAGCAAATGAAGTAAGTATTGGTCAGAACGAACGGAAGTCAACAGCCAAGCAAGTTCATTGGTTCCGCTATGATTGGACGGCAGCGCAGGCTTCTGCCGATGCCGCCAACAATGTCCATGCCTCAGTTACTTTGACAACTGCAGCACAGACGATTACGGCAGACATCACGCAGCCGACCTCTTGCCGCTGCCTTTCTGTCACGGGTGGGGCACAACAGACCGGCGTAGTAACCATCAATGGAACGGACATCGGTGACCTTCCTATCTCGGAAAACTTCACGATGATTTCATCTACGTTGATCCCTGGAACCAAGGCGTTCAAGACCGTAACTTCCATTGTCTATCCGGCCTATACGGTGGACGCTACAAAGACGTGCGTAGTTGGAGACTCGGATATTCTCGGCCTTCCGCTGATGCTTCCGAGTGCAACTTGCATCTACGCCACCTATGTGAACGGGACGCTTGAAGCAACGGCGGCAACGGTAACGGTCAGCACAACGGTTGCGAGCGCCAACACTCTTGACCCGAACTCCGCACTCGCTGGAACTACTGTCTACATTCTCGGCTACATCTACACCGCATAACGGGAGGGGTCAATGCCAAGCGCGCTTAAGGCTATAACTTCATTTCAGTTTGCAGCGTTGACCCCTGCTGCTGTCGGCGTCATCAACGAAAACACTTTCACCATAGCGTTGACGGTTCCTTATGGCACAAACGTCACGGGGTTAGTCCCTACGATTGTACACACGGGTGCTTCGGTTGCCCCCCTCACGGGTGTTGCGCATGACTTCACTCTGCCGGTTACTTATACGGTGACTGCTGCTGATGCTTCCACACAGGCGTACATCGTGACCGTCATTTCCTCGCTTACCCTGTCGAAACAATACCTGATGCTATCGGCAGACGATGTGAGCAGGGATCCCCTGTTGATGTCAATGTGGAACTCTGCCATCAAAACAATCGAAGGTTCGCTACGGTATGCCACTGCGCTTCATTCTGTCGAATATCAAGTTCAGGGCGACAAGTTCATCGCCTTTCCTGAGCCGGTCTATTCAACATTGGTGGTCAAGTATCGCAACGACCTGACGGATACGGTGGGTACAACCGATACGACCCTGACCGCATGGGTTGACTACTATCCCTATGCCCGCCACATTGAGTTGATGAACTATCGTTGCTCTGACCCTCGCATCATTATGACATATGTGGGCGGCTGGCCTGCGTTACCTGCCGATATTGAGAATGCCGCAAGAATGTTGGTTGCTTATCAGATGCAGATGGTGGCGCAGCAACAGCCTGGAACGTATATTGACCCCTCGAAGCGGATACCCGCTGATGTGGTTGCGGTGTTGCTGCCGTATATGCCCTTCCAGCTCCCAGGATAACATGCCCGACCTGTCGATCGAAATAACGGGTATGGCAGAGCTTCAGAAGGTTTTGTCCAGCCTTTCAGCACAGGTCAAGCCTCAGTTACAGAAGGGCTTGATGAAAACGGCACTACAGATTGTAAACAAGGCGAAAAAGGGCTGTCCTGTTGATTCTGGAAATTTACGGTCAAGCATTGCCGCACACAAAAGTGGAACGGATGGGGCGATTGTTACGGCGGGTGGTACTGCTGGTACGGGCGCAGGGCAACTGTTAGATGTGCAATATGCAGTGTATGTCGAATACGGTACTCGCTTTATGGCACCTGAGCCGTTTTTCAGGCCCGCCATTGACCAATGTATGCCGAACCTGATACAGAACATCACTGATGCATTGACCGTTGAACAGGCGGGCGCATTGAGCGGGGTTCATTTCAAGACCGACCTCGGACTTGGTGCTGTTGCTGGTTATGGTGCCGACCTTGGTGGCGGCGAAGATTACTTTGGAGAGTAATGACTGACACCGTTGACGCCGTTATCGTTGAACTGAAAAAGGCCTCGGTATTCAACTCTAGAGTATATCGTGGCTGGCCTGCTGTGACCACGCTGCAGCCCCTCTGTGGGGTACAAGAGAACGTCAATGGGGAATCGGGCATTGACCATCATTTAGCTCACTGGGGCATCCAAGTGGACTCATGGGCTAAGTCGCCTACTGATATTGTGGCAATCAAGGTCGCCGTCAAGGTTGTTGCTGACAAGTACCACAGCGCGGTAACTCACAGATGTATACCCGAAACGGGGGATACCCATATCGTTAGCACGTTTGGAATATTGGGTGGATGGTAATGGTTAAGGGAAGTCACATGACCGATGAGCAGCGAATGCGATGTTCTATCGCAGATGTTGGTCGTCGCGCCACAGATGAAACGCGAGCAAAGATGTCTGCCAGCCATATTGGAAACGTCATGTCGGAATCTACCAAAGAGCTGTTGTTATCTTATAACTTGGGTAGTCACCATTCAAGCGAAACCAGGGCAAGACAAGCAAGCGCAGCGCTAGTGAACATGACGCCAGAGCGTAAGGAAAAATTGCGAGCAGTAAATCTTGGAAGTCATCATTCAGAAGAAACGAAAGCAAAGCAGTCTGCCGCCCTGAGGGGTTGTTTGGGTGGGGGCTGGCGAGGTGGCGTTAGTTCCGCGAATCACATTATTCGCACTAGCGGCGAGTATGTGACATGGCGCACGGCAGTATTTGAGCGCGATGGTTTTACTTGTCAGGATTGCGGTCGGCGCGGTGGCGATCTTGAAGCACACCACGTCCACGGGTTTGCCAAATATCCCGATGAACGACTTGTAGTTGCTAATGGCGTTACTTTATGCCTCGCTTGTCACAACAAGACGAAAGGCAAAGGAGAATTGCAGACATTTGTAATGGCTCAGGAGGCATAGAATGTCAATTACGGCATTACTAGCAGATATCGGTGTAGCAAGAGTGGCCGATGCAGCTTTTCGGGTTAGTGGCGGTTCACAGATTGACATGTCGGAGATCTCGGCAGTAAGCGCAAAGATCAACTGGAATTCAGCAATTGGCGAAGGTGAGGGTGCAGTCTTTGCAATCAGCACCAAGGCAAAGAGCATCGACATCACGGTTGGGGCAATGACCATTGATACCACATCCCTTGCCCTGCTTACGGGCAATACGGCCCCTGCAGTTACGGGTACAACCCCGACACTGGTACAGACAACCGGCCTCACGGTGACTGCCGTAGCTCCCTACTTTGCGTTCGGTATCAAATCAAACGACATCACGGGCATTACGGTCGCGGGTGCAACAGAAGCCATACCTGCCGACTGTCACTTCATCTTCCCGAAGTGCAAGATCAAGGCGATTTCGGACATCTTGCCCGAGGTTGAAGGGTTTGCCACGGTCAAGTTTGAGTTCACCGCCGTGCGCTCAACTGATACACTTATGACTATTGTTCAGAACCAGACGACGGCTGCGATTGCGCTGACATAACATGACTGTTGACGAATACAAGAAGCAGCATACAGTCCACGTTGAACTCCCATCGGGCCTTGTGTTTGATTGCAAGGCCCCGAGTGGGTTGCTTGTTGCACGCTGGCAGGCGCGGATAGCTAACATCAATCCAGAGACAGAGTGGAATGAGGCAATGACCGCCATGCTTCAGGAGTTTGAGCATTGCCTTCCCGATGGGTTGAAGATTGAAGACTTTACCCCCGAGGACTACGCCGCACTCATTGGGATAGCTACCCCTTTTTTCGAGGCGAACCCCTTCCCGTCCCAGTTTGGCTCAGTGAAGCCCTCCGAACCCGTTACCAGCAATATGGGCTCTGGCCTCACGACTACCTGAACGTAAGCCCCGAGGAATTCCTGTTTGATATGGCAATCCTCACGGGTGCAGCAGAAGCACAACAAACAGTGGCAACACGCGATGCGGCAATCAAGCGGCTTAAGGCAAAACGGGCGGTGAAATAGTGGATCTGAAAGAACTTGTCCTCAGAATCAAGGGCGACAGTTCCAGTGCCGAGTCTGCATTGGGCAAGGTTGGCGCTGCTACCAATAAGTTTGGTGGTATTGTCAAAACCATTATCGCCGGTGCCGCCGTTGCCGCCGTTGTTGCTTTCGGCAAGTCCTGTATTGATGCTGCCGCAGAGAGTCAATCAGCTGAGGCCCTTCTAAGAAATTCCCTAGGGAATATCAAGGGCATGACTGATGCGAATAAGCAGTCTGCCGTGGATTGGGTCAATTCCATGGAGAAGTCTAAGTCATTTGATGATGCAGATATTTCAGCGGCCCTTCAGCGGGTCATCGTTAAGACTGGCAACCTGAAAACCTCTGAGGAATATCTGTCGGTAGCCATGGAAGTTGCGCGCAACAAACACATGGACCTTGCCTCTGCTACGGCGCTCCTTGATACCGCTTATAACGGGACCGCAAAAGGCCTCAAACAGTTTGGTCTTGTGGTTCAAGAAGGTGCAACGGGTATTGACTACTTGCGCCAGATTCAGGAAAAGGTCAAGGGATCTGGCGATGCTTGGAGTAAGACGCTTGAAGGTCAGCGGGCAATCTTCCAGACGACCTTTGGCAACTTCAAGGAGTCGGTCGGCGGGTTCCTTATGCCCATTGCAGAGAAGTTCATGAATATCATTCAACCGTTCTTGCAGCAGGGCATGAGCTGGATTGCTAGCCATCTTCCTCAGATCCAAGCGGTCATTGATACGTTGGTCAAGGGCATCTCATGGGTTGTCGAAACGGCGGGCAAGATGTACGAGGCAATCAAGCCGTTCATTGTATCCATTACCGAAACCATGGGACCATACGTTAAGGAATTGTTCGCATGGCTGGGAGAACACGGTGTCACCATCCAGAGCATCCTTGTTGGCGTTGCTGATGCAATTGGCATAGCGTTTACGGTCATGGCCTCCATTATTAAGGGAGTCATTGATTCTATTGAGTGGGTTATCGAAAAAGCGAAAGAAGCGATCACTTGGCTGAAATCTCTGTCGGCAAACAACGCGGGTGCTCTTGCCGCTGCAGCCCCGGGCAGTAGCATTCCTGGAACTCCGACCCCTACGATTGTTCCAAAGAGTATCCCCAAGATTTCTACACCCGCAGTTACCTATACCACTAATCAGGCATCTAGCGACAATCGCGCAATCCTGAGCAGGCTAGATGATCTTATCACCGTTACTGCTGGCGTTGGGTCTACAGTGGTAAGAGGCATCAATGGCATGGGTGGAGGCACCCCCCGATGAGTATCATAGTTAAGTATTCCACTGGCAGCACCTACACCTTAGTCGCCAACAAGGTTGACATCGAAAAGGTTCAGGAACTGGGCGGGCAATACCACATTCCATATTCCTCAATTGTTGGCATGGTTCGATTGGGGCTGGATACACAGAAAATCACGGTATCAGGCGATATTCTGGATATGTCGGACTGTCTCTGGCATGACGTGGTGGCGATCTCGTTTGACAGCGGAACCTCGTACCAGACGGTCTACTTTTCAGGTGTTCCCTATACCTCTGATTGTTGGTCCGGTATATATCCCTATGCCCTCTCGCTATTGGCAAGCCCGTTGAAAGAGCGGACAGCCGTCCGCTATCCCACAACTGGTTACAAGTGGGGCAACCAGAGCATCACTGGAATCAGTCAGGCCGGAAACGTCAACGCCTATCCGATTATCCACTACTTGGCTCCGTTGTTTTATGCCCCACTTTCCAACACCTTGATAGACTTTGCAGGTCAAGCGGTCACCTTCACACGGACCGCCTCCAAGGTTCACGGCGGTGTGACGTATCCTATCAATACCCCTATCTTTGATTTCGGCCTCTATCTTGCGAGTGATACCGCGCAGGACGTGGCAACGTGGACGCCGATCGCTGCAACAGTCAGAACAATCGCCATGCAAATCATCATGACGCGACCTTATACGGGAACGAACCTCATCACGAATGGAACATTTGAGGTCAATACGACAGGGTGGGTGGGGAATTCAACCCTGACAAGAGAGACTGCCGCACCCCTCGTCGGCAGCGGCAGCCTGAAAGTTGCATCCGTTACTGGCGCATTACACTGTTACTTTCTCATAACGGGTGCTACGGTAGGGCATCGGTATCTTATCAAGGGGCTGGTCAAGACAAGTGCGGCGGGAAAAATGGTGCACGCTGCGGATTTCAATGTTGGAAGCGGGGCGTCTGCCGACTGTGGAACTGCGGCCCAGTGGCTAACTTATATTTATACAGCGACGGGAACAAGTCTCTATGCGGGATTTGCGATGGACGCCTATGCTGGCGGTGATACCATGCTCGTTGATTCCGTTGCTTGTTACGACCTCACCGCCGTAGCTCAGCCGATTATCTGGACAAACTCTCGCAATACGCTGACGATTGACCTAGCGAATGGTTTGATTAACTGGACGGATGACACCACGACAGTAAGTGCCACGTTCCCCACAATAGCATACATGGCGGGTGAGGGAGTGAACATCGTTGCCATTGAAGACACCGCCCATGCTGTTACTATTGCAGCGCATCCTGTCGGCGGGTCATGGACATCCGCAACAGGAACGCTTGCGGCAATCCAATGGCCCTGGTTGACGCTTGGGAACTTGGAAGGCAGCATTGCTAACCTCATCGAGTATCCCTACGTGCTGACATCCGCAGAGTATCAGGCTCTTGCCTATTCCTCACTCTCGTTGCTCTACAACACGCTCTTCATCGGCAACAGGTACGCTGGCGAAATCATCAAGGGTTCCGACAAGCGATTGCTCAACGCCAACGGCAGTGATATCTCAGCCCTGCTTGGCGGCACAGATATCGCTATCGGTGCTAGTGCGGTGGCCATTGCGCAGAGTCAAGGGTTGTCCGCAAGGTGGTACGTGGAAGTCAAGAGGACTGACGTATGAGCTACATAACAATACAACCGCCAAGCGCTGATACGTTTCTTTGGCTTGGTGTGCCCACCGGGAACCGCGGAACGGAGTCCTTCATAGAGATATTTCCGCGTAGCACCGGCATCGAGAAATCACTTCTTTCCTTTGATTTTCATGCAAGCATACCTGCGGGATCAACGATAAACGCGGCAACCCTTAGCCTGTATGATTATGCCCCCACTAGCGGGCGCACCATTACGGTTTATCGCCTATTAAGGGCTGATTGGGTTGAAGCGCAAGCAACATGGAATATCTATAAAACAGGAAGTAACTGGGGAACGGCGGGGGCATCTGGTTCAGGTGTAGACTTTACTCCGACCGATGCGGCAACGGCGGCGTCCCCTTCTTTCGCCACATGGATGTCGTGGAGCGTCAAGAACCAAATCCAGATAGCGCTCGATTCAGTTGCCGGTATTGCCCATTTTCTCGTCGCAGACCTTGGTAGTGATGTGGTCGCACCCCAGGACTTCTACTCGAAAGAGGCCACTTCCGGGAACGCGGCTCTTCGACCAAAGCTCTACATTGAGTATACCCTCGCCCCCGGCCCCACCGTGTCCGCCACCATCATTACCATTACCACAGCACAGACACGAGAGCGATTGACGGTCACGCTTGCTTGTTCCGGTTCTGTCGGCTTGCCCGTTGCCTACGTTATCGTGGACGGCAAAGCATACTCCGGCCTCTTGACACCCGACACTCTCTACACGTTCACCTACGACATAGCATTGAGTCGCGGGCCACACGTCATTTATGGACAGGCCACTGATTCAGTTGGTACCATTGCGACAGACCCCATCACGATAATCATGGCCTACGAACTGGCAGTTCCGGAACCGGAAGAGTCGAAACACGGGATATACCTATATAGTGGTGATGCCATGCTGGATGTGTTCGGAGTGACCCTCCATGATGAGCTGTTGCCCGCTTTGCCAACCCTGAACTTTTCATGCGCTGTCTTATTGGCCGGAACCATAGGAGTGGTCATCAGAGAGCGGAATTTCAGGCAATACCAATTTACCATTGCCACAGTCGGGCTCTCGGGCGGTATCTATTCATATACCTGCAAGGCTGCTGAGTCGTATGCTTTAACGACCGCAATCATGGCACTCCAGACGGCTTATGGCGCTCCGAGTGACGCCATCTCATTGGTCGCACCCTCGTTGAACATCATTGATAGTAACGGACTCTTAGCCCTTCCACATATGACCTATCCACAACTGTATCAGAACGTCACGCCAACAGAGGTCATCAAGCAACTACTGATTCAATCTCTCGCGCAGGCAAGCGTTCGCAACGGCAACCTGTATGTATTCCCGCTGGACGTAAGTGCTCAGATACCCGATTATCACATGCAACGCCTTGACCCGCTCACGACTTGGCAGAGAGACGCGGACATTTATGATGCAGTTACGGCCCACTATCTTGTCAAGCAGTATCCGACACCCGATACCACACTGACCCTGAATGATGCAGCCAACTGGACAGGCACAGTAACAGATGTTACGCAAGTGGCGACAACCTTGCTACCCGTTCCCAGTGGGGCATTGGGGATGCTGAAATCGGTAGGTAGCGCTTCGCGGGCGGGATTGAATGCGCCCTTCAGGGACTTCGACAGAATCAAGTTCAATTGGAATCCCGTCACCGCAACATCGGTCACCGTTTCGCTTCAACAGGACGCGAGTAACAAGTTGGAATTGACGCACACATTTGCCGGACAGCAGGGTTCGGGATTTGTCCAGCAAGGCTCGCCTGGGGTTTCAACCGATACGGTAACAGAGAACATCGCGCTATCGCCTGTCCAATTTGTGACGACCGTCACTGGTACCGTAACCTCTAGTTGTTCCTATCGCGTGACCCTACTCAATGCC